TCCAGACTTTGAGGACATCAGAGGGGATGAGCAGTTTCATTCGTGGGCTAAAGAGCAACCTGAGCAGATTCAAGATTGGATTTATAATAATCCTGATAATGTTGCTTTGGCTTCAAAAGCTATTGATCTTTACAAATTGGAAACTGGTGTTGCTCAAAAACAACAGCCCAGAAAGAAACCTCAAGGTTCGGCAGCAGATATGGTATCAACTAAAACAACTAACGTAGATGCTGGTCAACCTAAGATCTGGACTGAACGGGAAATCGCTGCTATGTCCCTAGATCAGTTTGATAAATATGAAGAAGATATTAAGCAAGCAATGATGGAGGGTCGCGTAGTAGCATAATTAATTTGTGTTATTAGGAGAATATTAACATGGCTTATAATGTAAGTGACCAATTTTTTGAACCGACTACAGATACCAATGCTAACTTTGGTAACTCTGTAGATGGACAAAACAACTCGTTTTTCCTGCCTAAAGTTTACTCTAAGCAGGTACTAAACTTTTTCCGTAAGGCTTCTGTGATTGAAGGTATTACGAACACTGACTATGCGGGTGAAATCGCAGCATTCGGTGATAGTGTACGAATCATCAAAGAGCCTGAAATTACTGTTTATCAGTATGAACGTGGTCAAGATGTGACCGCTACGAAGTTGACCGACCAAGAAGTAACTCTGGTTGTTGACACGGCTAACGCATTTAAGTTTATCGTAGATGACATTGAAACTAACATGTCTCACGTTAACTTCCGTGACGTTGCTACGTCTTCAGCAGCTTACTCTTTGCGTGATGCTTTTGACCAAGGTGTACTGGCTTCTATGTTTGCCGGTGTATCTAGCTCTAGCCCTGACCATGTACTTGGTGCAGACAATGCTACTGATCTGGCTGAAGGTACCTTTGACGGTACTGGTAACCTAGACCTTGGTTTTGGTACTGACGAGCATGATCCTCTGGATATTATGGCACGTATGGCACGTTTGCTAGACGAGCAGAACATTCCAGAAGAAGGCCGTTGGTTCGTAGCTTCACCACAGTTCTACGAAGTACTGTCTCAGTCTAGCTCTAAGCTGTTGAACGTAGACTTCAACGCTGGTCAAGGCTCCATCCGTAATGGTTTGGTAAGCTCTGGCAAGCTGCGTGGTTTTGATATGTACAAGTCAAACAACATTCCTGCGGTATCTAATGCTGCTGGTCAATGTCTGGCTGGTCACATGTCTTCTACGGCAACGGCTCAAACGATCACCAGCACTGAGGTCATCCGTGACCCAGACAGCTTTGGTGACATTGTACGTGGTCTACACGTTTACGGTGCTAAGGTACTGCGACCAGAAGCTCTGGTTTCAGCCTTCTACGGTATCGACTAGACCTTTTAAGGTGGGGGCTGCTTCGGTGGCCCCTTTCCTTTTTTATTGGAGATTATAATGCCTCAACTTGGATCTGATGCGAAGCCACTAATGATGAGACAGACTATTGCTGGTAAAGGCAGTAGAATCCGCAAAGGAAGTAACTACGCACGTTACAAAGATAACTTTGATAAAATTTTTAATAAAGACTCTGACCCTGAATGCGCTACAGAATTTGAAGGTGCTAGAGCAATTAGTAAAACTTTTTCAATGGAGCAAGACTAATGAGTCTAAGCAAAACGATTAAAAAATTAGTAGCTGAAGTAAAGCAAAAAACAAACTACGGTGGTGTTCAAGAGCTACCCATGTATGGGATCGGCTACGATGAAAGAATGCAATATAATGAAGGGGGTCAGACTATGTACGGTAAAGATAAAAAGAAAGGCATGATGTACGGTGGTATGAGCCGTGAGAAAAAGATGGGCGGAGGGCGCTCTATGTATGGTAATGGCGGCTATGCTTCTGTGCAAGAGATGGAACAAAAGTGCAGTACTCAATCACCACGGAACTCAATGAAGTGAAAGTAGCTGCTCCTAAAGGTTACCACTGGATGAAGGCTGGCAAGTCTTACAGGCTTATGAAAGATCCTAAAGATGGTTATAAGCCTCATAAGGGTGCAAGTAAATCAGCAACCTTTGAGGTTCAAAAGGCGCATAAATAATGGCAACATATCTAGATTTAGCAAATGAACTCCTACGGGAGATGAATGAAGTAGAGCTTACAAGTTCTAGCTTTGCTTCTGCTGTGGGTATTCAACAACACGTTAAAGACTCTATTAATAGGGCTTATCTAGATATTGTTAATGAAGAACCTCAGTGGCCTTTCCTTGCTGCTAATCTAAGTGGTGAAACAGATCCTATGTACGGTAATGTGTATATAGAAACTGTAGCAGGACAGCGTTGGTATACTATGAAGCCTGCTAGTTCTTCTTTAACTACTGACTATGGTTATGTAGATTGGGATAACTTTTACTTAACTACTGTAGGTGTAGATGGTGAAGTTGCTCCATATACTGCGCGTAACTTACGCTTTACTACAACAGAAGCTTGGAAAGACTATAGACGTATTCCAGAAAACTTAGATGACGCAGATACGCAACAGTATGGTATTCCTGATCGTGTAATTAAAAGTCCTGACAACCGTAAGTTTGGTCTTAGTGCTATTCCAGATAAAGTATATCGCATTTGGTTTTATGCTTATGTATTACCTACAGAGCTTTCAGCATTTGGTGATGAAACAGTATTCCCAAATACTTACAAGCCTGTATTACTTAACAGGGCTAGATACTATATCTATCAGTTTAAAGAAAGCCCACAGTTTTCTGCATTTGCTCTTGAAGACTACAAGCGTGGCTTACGTCTGATGAAACTTAATTTGATGAATCCTAATCCCGGTGAGTTTAAAGATGACCGTATGAGGTTTGTATAATGTCTCAGCCGTTTGGTCTATCAGCTAAAGGTGGTTTATATACCAGCCTTAACCAGCTTGAGATGCTGGGACAGCCGGGTATTGCTTCTAAGCTTACAAACTTTGAAGTAGATACTGATGGTGGCTATCGTCGTATCAATGGCTTTAATCTTTTTGGAGGAGCTTCATCAGTACGTCCTAATGGCTCTGCTAAAGTATTAGGCATCAAAGGCTATGCCGATGGTGTAATAGTTTGTTCAGATACTGGAATCTTTTTTAGTCAAGACGGAACCTCATGGATTTCTATATCTAAGCAAAGTGTACATAGTAGTGGAGATAACTACGCAACCTTTACAGGTCGTACAGACTTAGCACGTACTAACCAATCACAAATAAGTTTTTCATTATTTGAAGGCTTGTCAGACTACGGTGAGATACTTATATGTGATGGGGCTAATAAGCCTTACTTTTTTAGAATGGAAGGTACTGGCGCTTTAAATACACGTACTTTTTTTGCAGGTGAAATTACTGTTGATGGTACAGTGGCTCCAAGAGTAGGGACTATTCATGACAAACATTTTGTAGTCTCAGGTGCTGATGGTACAGAAAATACAATTTATTATAGCCATACAAATGATCCTGATAACTTTACAGGTACTGGAGCAGGTTCTATTGTACTTGAAGATCAAGTAGTAGGTTTAGCTAGTTTCCGTAGTGATCTTATTATTTTCTGTAAGAATAGTATTTTTAAACTTCTTAACATTAATGATTCTAATGCTATCACAATACAACCTATTACAAAAAACGTAGGTTGTATGGATTTTCAAAGCATTCAAGAAATTGCAGGTGACTTGTTATTCTTGAGTCCTGATGGTCTTAGAACCGTTGCAGGTACGGTACGAATTGGTGACGTTGAGCTAGGAACTGTAAGTAGACCTATTCAACCTACGATTAAAAGTATTGCGGCTAACATTGATAACTTAGATATAGCTAGTGCTGTACTTAGAAGTAAATCTCAGTATAGATTATTTTATAATAATAATGGTACTGCTAATGCTGCTGCAAAGGGCATTATTGCTACGTTGACTAATGAAGGTTTTCAGTACTCAGAAACTTTAGGAATTAAAGCTACTGCATTAACATCAGACTTAGACGTTGATGGTATTGAACAAACGTGGCATGGAGATACTGACGGTTATATTTATAATCATGACACTGGTAACTCTTTTGACTATGGAGGCACTGCTACTAATGTAACAGCAGCTTATCAAACACCTAACTTAGACTTTGGTGATGTAGGTACTAAAAAGACTATGCGTTATGTACGCATTTCTATGAGTCCTGAAGGATCGGTACAGCCTACATTACGTGTGCGTTA